CTGGTTCGGCAACGCTGCCGATTCGCCCGACGCCCTGGTCGGCACACTCCGGGGCAGCCTGGCCCCGGCCATCGATTACTTCCAGGGAAAACTCAGCGACCTCCAGGCGTGGTGGGACGACCACAGCCCGGCGTTCCTCGCCGCCTGGGACGCGCTCTCTGCCAGCATCCAGTGGTCGATCGAGAATATCGTCACCCCGATCGCGACGGCGCTGGTGCCGGTGCTCGATTTCTTCCAGGAGAAACTCGCCTACATCTTCGACTGGTATGAGGCGAACGCCCCGCTCTTCATCGCAGCCTGGGAGAACATCGGGGCGGCGGTCAAGTGGGTCATCGACACCGTGATCGTCCCGCTCATCGAATGGGCATGGCCTTATATCGAGACGATCATCTCCGGGGTGCTCGATATGCTCCTGAGCACCGTAAAACTCTTCACGGCGATCCTCGCCGGGGATTGGGAAGCGGCCGGTGAAGCCCTCACAGAGATAGCCAAAGGGGCGATGCAGGCGCTCGTCGGCGTGATCTCAATGGGGTGGGACGCGATCGCTACCGGGATCGAGTTCGTCGGACAGGGGATCCTGGGGTTCGTGTACGGTCTGTGGAAGAACATCGTGCAGTGGACCGAGGACTCACTCAACAAGATGATCGACCTGATCAATGGGTTCATCGAGGCGGCAAACAGTGTCACGGAGAAAGTGGGAATCTCACTCCCAAAACTGGGCCGGATCCATCTCCAGGCGGACAAGATTGAGATCCCAAAACTCAAGATCCAGCGGTGGAGTGAGACATCGTTCAGTAAAGAGATCGATGAGTTCCTGAAGAAAGACGAGGAGGAAGAGGAAGATATCGATAAGGAGTTCGAGGACGAGCCCGAGCCCGAACCTGCCCCCGCACTCCCGAAATCTCAACTCCCGGTCGCGCCGAAGCCGGAGATCCCGGCTGCCCCCCCGGCGGCTACGATCCCGCCCGTCGAGAGCCCTGAGACCGCCGTCGACATACCGGAGATCCCGGAGAACGAGATCCCGACGATCCCGGCACCGTCGGTATCAGTCCCGGCACTCGATACCCCGGTGCCGGTCACGGTGACGAACTGGGACCAGATGATTGCCCGGAGCGATGTGCGGGAGCCCAGAGAGCCGGCAGCCGGTCCGGAGGTCGAGGTGATCCCTGTCGACATACCCGAGGTCCCGGAGAGCGAGATCCCGGTGGTCGAACCGCCGGTAGTCGTCACTCCTGCTCCTGAACTCCCGGATCTCCCGGAGCCCGGTGTCCCTGAACCCTCACCTGCACCGACCCCGGCGTTCTCCCTCCCGATCCCCGTTACGGTGATCAACTGGCCCGACACTCTGAAACCGATGCCGGCGGTCCCGCTGACAGAGGAAGAACGTGTCACACCCGCCGACAAGGAACCGGATGTCGACGAGGAGTTTGTCGACCTCCCCGAACCGACGATCGTGTGGCCGGACCTCCCGAAGATCCAGATCCCGAAGATCCAGATCCCGGACATCGTGGCGGCCGCCATGCCCCCGGACCCAGATGCCGGCGCACTGGCGCGGATCCTCGGCCTTATCGGTGGGGGAGAGACCCGCGTAGTGGTCGAACTCGACGGTTACGCGATCGGGGAGACCCTGTTCCGGACCTGGAACCGTCGGACGGGAGGCGCGCTGAATGGCTGATCTCATCGTCACGATCAGCGGGCAGCCGGCAGCCTACCGCGCCGGCACGCTCTCGATCTCCGGGTCGCTCGGCACCCGGACGGTGGCGACGTTTTCGACGGTCGATCATCCTCCGTTTGCCACCACCGTTGAGGTGGGGCAGGTCGTGGAGATCCGGGATGAGACTGGGTCCCTCATTTTTGCCGGCACGATTGACAGTATCGATGAAGAGATCGATCCTGCAGAAACTGTCCGGTTCAAGCGAGTCGCGTGTGTCGACTACAACCAGATCGCGGATCGGCATCTCGTCGCTTACGTCTACCAGCCGGACGATCTGACACCGACGCTCTATGCCGGCGACGTGATCAAGGATATCGTGGCCCGGTTCTTTATTTACGGCGGCGTCACGGAAGGTATCGATACCTCGAACGTCGAGGACGGGCCCGAGATCGAGAAGTTTGTGTTCAACTACGTGCCGGCAAGTCAGGCGTTCGACGATATCGCAGATCTGACAGGATACGTCTGGTATATTGATTACGAGAAAAAACTCTATTTTACCCCACGGGATAAATACGAGGCACCGATCGTCATCGGAGGGAAAACGCAGAATTGGAGGAACATGAAGATCACCGAGTCCCGCGACCTCTACCGGAACCGGCAGATCGTCCGGGCCGGGACGGCGCTTACGGATCCTCGAATCGATACCGTGGTCGCAGCAGAGGCTGACCAGAAACTTTTCGAGGTGCCATTCCCTGTCGGCACGGCGTCGGCGGTGACGGTGAACAGCGTCGCGAAGACGCTCGGCGTCAACGGGCTGCACGAGGGCCGGGACTTCTATTGGTCCTATGGATCGAACGTCCTGACGGCCGAGATCGCGCCCGGGGTCGGGGCTGTGATCGCGCTGACGTATCAAGGCATGTTCCAGATCCTCGTGGACGAACGGATCGACGCGGAGATCCTCGCCCGACGTGCACTCGAGGGCGGCACCGGAGTCTACGAGGCGATCGCAGACGATCCGGCGATCAATATGCAACCGGTCGCGGTGCAAAAGGCGTTGGCCTACCTGCGGAAACACGGCGTGATCCCGCAGACGGTTCGGTTCGAGACCGATTGCCCGGGTCTCCGGCCGGGGCAACTCATTACGATTAAGTTCGTGTCCGCCGGGTTGAACGACTACTATCTGATCGAGTCGGTGAACATGCGCGACCTGCAAGGTCGGATCAACCGGTATCAGGTATCGGCGGTCTCCGGGGATGCGCTCGGCGGTTGGCTCGAATGGTTCAGCGCGTTGGCGCGGCAGGCACAGAAGTTTGTCCTGTATGACGAGGATCAGGTATCGATGCTGAGAGAAATAACTGATACCGTCAGAGTGTACGACATATCTCTAGAGGAACCGTTGGGGACGGTTGACCGAAAACCAGAATCACGAGTAGATAATGCGTGCGTAGGGTTTTCGGAGACAGATTGGGTGCATTGACATGAAAGATACACTAATTGTTAGGGACAATGTAGTGGTGGACGTCTGGGAGGGCGGGAAACACGTAAAGACTTATCGATCTCATAACACATGGAAACCGGATGGAATGCGCGCGCTCCGAGATTGGCTCGCTGGTAACGGTGGCGTACCTATTACCCATATTGCCTGGGTCGACAATGCCGGTGTGGAGCGCGCAAGAGATATTGTGACTCAGCGGTACATCAATCCCGCAGCGCCGGAGTCTATTATGTTCCGGCAATATCTCCCGTCATCGTCCTCGGCGAATGGGTACACGCTGACGACGATCCGGGCATACAATGCACAGACCGGCGGCACGATGTTTGCCGAATCAGAGTTTGATCCCTTCGGCGGGGGCGTGGCGAAGACGGCGAACAACCAGATTACTGTGCAATGGATACATAGTTTCGCGAACGGAGGAGGTGCGTGACCGTGGCATACAGCCCGACAACGTGGAACACAAATGACGTAATAACGAAAGACAAGTTGAACAAGATCGAGCAGGGGATCAATACCGCCAGCAAACTAAGCGGGACGGATATTGATACGGACAAGGACTGGAACGGGAAGAATATCACGAACCTGGGGAAGATCTCCCCGATCTCGTGGCTCACCATTCTCGGCGGCGACCCGCTCCTGATCTCCAAGACGCACACCTCATCCACTACAGTGACGTTCGCGCAGATTGAAGCAGGGCACGGAAACGTCAAAGTGATCGTAAAAGGAGCAGGTGCAAATGGGTATACTGGCACGAGGACATTCAAGATTTTGAAAAACGGCTCCCAGATTTGGACTATGTCGCAGGGATCAGTATGGGGCGGCGATGATTTTTTCTTCCCCGCGTTTACTACGACAGCATTCGAGGATCTTTCGATAGCGTCTGGTGATGTTCTGACGATCTCGCGGACGGGGGGCGCCGGGGCCGTTACTGTGGAGATCTATGCTACGCCGTACGTGGCGCCGTACGGGATTGTGACATAACACCCCCTTATAAATACCCCCTCCCCCAATTTTCCTGCATGACTGATGCTAATACCTCTTTCTGGACTCCGCGCACCGTCGCCGTGGTGATCGGGGCCGTGCTGCTCGTCGTGGCGCTCGCCTACCTGGTAACTTTTTAGATCTCTCTCTCATGTAGAAAATTACGAAACTACGTGCCCTACGTGCCCCCGCCGCGCCTACC